TTGTAGTCGGTTGGTGTTGCATTGTGTAAAGACCGGGCTGATCTATTTCGCCTAATCCTAAATTTACAGCATTTGCCCAAGTTTCGGTTGGATTATAGGTTGACCATTGGGAAGCTGCTGGCACATCATTCCAAGTTCCAAGCAATACGCTAGAGAGAATGTCATAGATTTGGTTGCCATCCTCATCTTGTGGAATGTTGCCATCCCAAATTTCTTTTGCTAATTTGACAAGTGAACCCATTGCAATAAGTCTGTATGCGATAACTGTGCCAGCTGCACCGCTTTGAGCGACCTCAACAGTTACATCGGTAATGTCGCCACCAAATAAACTAACATAAGTGCTTGAACTATCTTTGACCTGTAAATCTAAACTGTCATTTATGTCAAAAGGTAAGGTTTGACCATTTAAGGCAACAAGGCTAATTTGAATATAAGATGGGCTTGGCTGAGTATAAATATCATCGCGACCAGTTTGATGCTGAATATCGCTAATCGCTATGTCAGTATAATCGACCCCACCGACAGTTAATTTCCAATCTGGAGCCCATGCTGTCAATTTAGTCTAATTCCATTTCCACTAAATACTGGCACGCTTCGAGCTGCGCTTTGATTAACTACTTTTCCAACAGCTCTTGCTGCACCTTCGCCATCAATAGCACTTACATAAATGTTAGTTACACCAGGATTACCTGCACCATAAGTAAAGTTGCTTGGACTGCTTGGATAGTTACCAGCAGCGTTTCCACCAATATCTCCACCACCTGCTAATTGACTTAAACCATAAGTTGCAGCAACGGCTGCTAAAGCAGCAGCAGCAGTTCCAACAGATGCTCCACCGGTTGCAAATGCAGTAGCAACAGCAGCACCAGCAGCAGCAGTTCTTAATGCTTTCATGGCAGTTACTAAAGTCATTATTGCGGTAACAAAAGCAGCAATCTTATTGGCAACAAATACTCCAGTGATAATTGCACCCAATACAATTAGTTCATCTTTAATACTTACAACAAATTTAAGAGTTTCTTTTACTTGATTCCCAAATTTGAATGCGCCTTCAGTTGCTTCAGTTATGCCAGCAGTCACGCCATCCTCGCCTGAAAATCCAGCAGCAAATGCTTGAATTAAAGGAACGGCTGTGGCTAGTAAATAATCTGCTAATTGTTTGACAATAGGTAATAAAGCTGCACCAATTTGTTCTTTAGTTTCATCAACAGCAATAGATAGTTGCTTAAATTTAAACTCAGCATTGGTTGCTTCATTGGCAATAAATCCATTATAGGTTTGAGCTAATTGAGTAGTAATTTCATCGAAAGATTTGGTTTTAAGGGTGGTCGCATCAATTCCTAGACCTAACTTACCCAAAGCGGTATTTGACCCGTCATAAGCCCTTCCTAGGGCATTTGTGACGCTTTCTAGTGGCTTGCCTGTGGCTATGCTAATCTCTTGAGCCAAAGTCAATAAATCTTGAGCCTTAGTTACATCTTGAGTAGATCTGATAAGTCTTGAGAATGCAGGTCTTAAAACATCATCGGTTGTCGCAGTAGCAATAGATTGAGCAGTTATGTATTTGTCAATTCCTGCAATTTGTTGCTCAGTTGCTTGCGTGCTGGATCTTATAACTTGCTCTAAATTCTTGCGAGCCTTTTCATCCTCAGCTGCTGCTTTGACTGCTGATACTGCAAATGCGGTCGCTGCTGCGCCAACGGCAGCAAATGCCAATGCCGCTTTTTTACCAAATTCTCTAATTGACTCTGCTGAATTATCTACTACCTTTTCAGCTTGTTTTAAGCCATCGCGCAACCCATCAATATCGGCTGCTAAAGCTAAAGTTAATGTTCTACTATTACTAGCCATTTACAAACTCATTTCTTATTTCTAAAATGATTTCCTCAAACTCTTTGATAATTGTAGGCTGTAAATGTCTGATAGTTGGATAAATAAACCAACCGCGAGATCCCGGCCCTTTAGACATTGGCCCAGACCATCTTGGAAATTGTGGGTAATTCTTAGATCCAAACTCTGTGGCTGCTCCAATACCTAGACGACTACCTTTAGGATCGTTTCTAGTATTGAATTGAGTAGTTGCACCACCTGAGAATTTTTGACTAGCAAAGCCAAACTTAATTTCACCTAATACAGATGATTTGCTAATTTTTCCACCTTGAGCGATACGATCTGCAACCTTGCCTCTCGATGAAGCAATACGACGAATTTCATCAAGCTCTCTTTGGGCTAACGCACCAACTCGCTTAGCAGTTTCCTCTTTAGCTATATCGCCCATGCTTCTAATAACTTTGGCAAACTTATTTAATTCTTTTTTTTCATAGACAATTGAAGGTTGGGTCATTTTTTATGCCTATCCTCCAATATCTCTAAAGCTGTTAAAACATCCGATCCATCAACCCATTCACTCATTGGAATTTGAGTTGCCATTGACAACTGCACCAATAATCGACTTAGGCTTCCTACTGGATGGCTTTTGGGTTTGCATCACCGACTTGAATATCGGTAACAGTTTCCATCCATGCTTCATAAGGTTTGACAGCCTTACCAGCTGCTTCACGCTTATGTGCGTGATAAGCCAAAAACATCAAATCACTAACGCCAATCTTTTCAGATGCTTGACTAATGATGTTTCCTGTTTTCTGCTCCCATTTAGCCCACTCAGGCGGTTGGGCTGTATAAGTTGCTTCATCGCCTGAGTTATATGTAATTGTAATTGCTAGTTTCATTTTTTGCTCCCGTTTTATTTGTTAAGCGAAGTTCTCTGCTGGCACGCCAATTACTTGGAATGAAAGAGAAACTGTTTGTGCATCTGGTGCAGTTCCACCAGCTGATGGCCATGATGGCAATACTTGGAAAGTAAAGACTGCGCCTGATGTTGCTGTGAATACTGTGTTGATTCCTGTGTTTGGTGCTGATTCAGAAACGCCCCATAGAATCTCGCATAGAGATCCAGTTGCGCCCCAGTCGGCTAACATTTCAACATCAAATGTGAAATTGTTATCGATAACTTTAAAGACTTTTCCGTCTAGTGTTTCGTATGTCTGACGATCCATTTCGCCAGTAAGAGTTGCGCTTGTAGCTTGTGCATCGAAATTGTTACCGCCGATTGTGAAGGTAACATCCCGACCTGTTATAACGGTGGTAGGCATTTTCGCTCCTTAGGTTGTTTGTTGATAATAGGTTGATACTGAAATATCAGAGATCAATAAATTTGATGCTCCGACTTGTGTAACTGTTGGTCTATCGACCGATCCGACAACATATCCGTTAGGAATAACTGCCAGAATACTCATTATTAATTGCTCTAAATTATCTAAAGATGCAGGGTTGCTATTATAAGCAACGGCAGCTGTGATTGTCATATTTACACGACAGCGAATTATTGATTTTCCAATTGTTTCAATTTCAAGATATGGAGATTGCGGAACGCACACAACTGCTGGTGGAATAACTGTTTCTGGCACAAAAGCATAAACATTTCCAGCCACACCGGCTAAAGCAGTTGCAAGTGGTTGTCTAACAGATGAAAGAATTGTTGATGCTGGCATTTATTGACACATGCTTTCGGTGTCGATGTAACTTCCCAATATGCCCACGCATTTATTAAATAATGATCTGCCCATTCTAAAAGGAGTTGCAGTAAAATCTACTCCTTCGATTTGTCCTCCGCCAGCAAGTCGGGCTTGGAAGACTTCAACTGAAACTGTATAGACGGCTGATTGAACAGCTGCGTTTCCAACATAAGTTGATGCGCCAGATAGGGCAGCAGTTCCGGATGGGATGACATTAGCTTCGAGTATATCGGCATTAGTGATCGATTGCGAAAAGGTATATTGTCCAAGATTATCTGCCAAGACTGCTCTTGTTCCGTTGTAAGGCGATCCGCATCCTGTGATGACAACTGATTGTCCTTCCGTAAATTCATGTATTCCCAATGTCGTAAATGTAGCAACATTGTCTGACAGCGATACTTTCTCGATTGGTGCTTTGAATGTAACTAGCATTGGCAGAATAACTGTTTCTGCTGTGTCAATAATTTGATTTAGATAAGTGTCATCATAAAGAGCGGAACTTACACCCAATACGGAACGCAATTGACTTGCGGTTATAATTGTAGGCATAAGTTCCTCTCTAAACTCCCATTAATGGATGCCTGTGATCGGGAGCAACCACAGGCACTCAGTTAAATTAGGCTACTGCTAGCTTGCGGAATGCGGTTGGGTAGCGATTAACTACGCAAACATATCCGTAGATACCAATTTCAATGCGTCCGTTTGCAA